CTCCCCTGAGCGAATGGTAAACTTTTGCTCTTGTGTTTGGGTGATCACGTAATCGAGTGTGAGCGATTGCAAACGGGTGACCTCCGCGGGTTCGAGGTAGACCATCTCCGCGGCGAGGACCAACTCCTTTATGGACGGCTTTATGGTCAGGTCGGGTCGGGTGGCGTCGATGGATTGGTAGTTGCACACCAACGGTCGGTAATCCCTCAGTTTCATCTCCACCTCGACCTCTTGCGTTCGCATCGCACACAGAGGCACGGCCAAGGACTCCGCTTGGGAGAACCAGAAGGGTAAGTCGACGTAGTACTCAAAATCCGTGTTCAGGGCGGCGTTCCCCAAGTGGTAGAGGATTCTCTTAGACCCGACCCTGTCGGCGGCACTTCTTATGGGGTACTTGCCCACCAGTTTCTCTAAGGCCCTCTGCTGACTTTGGGTCGTCCTGTGTTCGGCGTACACGCACCCGAGGTAGTCCGTGTTCAGGCGCTGGACCACCGTACCCCCTATGATGAAGTCCACGTACTCGAACAGACAGTGACCGATGCTCTCGATCCACCCGTTCAGACCCTCCAACCCGGGAAGGACCACGCGAACGCTGAGGTACCTGATCAAGTCACCGCTGTTGGCGGGGATGGTGAATCGCACGGTCTTTCCAAAGTCGGGCGTGTCGTTGTCGGCTTCAATCTCCAAGGTCTCCGAGGCGAAGTGCCCCGCAGCCTTGAAGCGCTCATTGAAGAAACTCAACTCTGGTTTCTGTGTGAAGAAACGGTCGCTCTTGGACTGTGCTTCGAGTTGAATCCTTCCAGCCATCTACTATGTACGCCCTAAAATTTTAAACCGGCGACACCGCCAAAGACGGTCAAGACGTTCATCGTCGTCACGTACACCCGTGTCTTGTTGTCGTAGTTTGCGTTCTGTGGTGTGATCTCCACTGTCAATAACTTGTGCCTGATTCTCGAAAAGTTCACTGCTCCGCTGTAGTGGTAGGACGTCGGATCGTTCGCCCAACTGTACATGGCGAACTCGGAGTTCAGGGTCACCGGTTCGTTCGAGAGGGTGTTGGGGTTCACCGTGCTCGTCTCCAGGACCCTCGGGCAATTCACCCGCTTTCTAAGGGCGTGGACGTAGGTGAGGTACTTCGTGCCGTAATCGAAGGCCACCGCGCCGTTGAGCTCCAACCGGAGGCGCTTGATGGTGTTGAAGTTGATCGGAATGTTCCACTCCACGTCCCTGTCGTTCTGGGAAACCACGTACATTTCCCTGACCGGGCCGTCGAAGTTCAACATCACGCTCTTTTTGTTCTCCCCCTGCTTCATCTTGAACTCGCTCATGTGCAAGGTCTGAATGACGTAATTCATCGGTCGAGTCATCATGTACGCCTTCTCTTGATCGGTGATGAATCCCATCTCGCAGTTCAGTGAAAGGTTTTGAATCCTCGCCGACAGGTCGAGGTTAGTGGGGTACCCGGCGTAGATCATCTGCTCCAGGGGTCTGATTTTCAACCGAACGCTCACTCGCTGTTTCGTGAGGGCAAAGTTGGGAATGCTCAGCGCCGGGTTCTTGTCGAAGAAGAATGGAAGGTCCAGGTAGTAGGTGTAGTACCCGTCGGAGTACCTCAGGAACTGCCCCATGCCGTTCAAGAAATACTGAGTCTGCTCCACGTCGTCGTTCGTGCTCGAGAGTTGTTGTTGCATGTAGATCCACTCCCCGCGTATGCGAGAGATGGTCTGCTGGCCGATGACCAAGTCGCAGTACTCGATCATGTGTGTGCACACGGACGGTGGGTAAAAGTTGTCGTTCACGGTGGATTGTCCACTGTACGGGTAGTCCGGGGTGGGATCCCACAAGGAGATTCGAAGGGTCATCTTGCGGATCATATCCCCTGAAGAGTTTGGTATCTGGACGGTGACTTCCTTCCCCCAATCGATCGTGCCGTCGAAGGTGTGTTCCTTCTGTTCCACTGAAAATTTCGTGTGACGCTTGAACCGGGTGAGGAAGTGACTGTAGACGGGTGACTTGGTGAGCCACTCATCAATCTTGCCGGTGGCGGCTAACGTGAGCCGTCCAGACATCTGTAATAAAACGCCGAAAATTTTACGAAAAAAAACACAATGCCTATTTCAGGTTGACATGAATCTCCAGCTCAGGAAGTTCCGCCCAGAGACCATGTCCAGCGACCGCGTGTGCATCTTCATCGGGAAACGCAACACAGGAAAGTCCACGCTCATTAAGGACATCATGTACTATCACCGACACATCGGTGCGGGTATCGTGTGTTCGGGGACTGAGGAAGGAAACCACTTTTACGAAAACTTCGTCGCTCCCATCTGCATCTACGGTGACTACGACAAGGAAGCCATCGAGCGGGTGATGGCTCGCCAGCGCAAGCTCATCCACAAAGGCCACGATTCACCAGCCTTCATGCTTTTAGATGATTGCATGTACGATAACAAATTCCTTAAAGACACCGTGATCAGGCAGTGCTTTATGAATGGTCGACACTGGAAGATTCTATTCATGCTGAGCCTGCAGTACTCCATGGATCTCCCCCCCGCCCTTCGCGCGAATGCGGACTACATTTTCGTCCTCCGGGAAAACATCACCCAAAACCGCGAGCGTCTCTACAAGAATTTTTTTGGAATTTTTCCAACATTTCAGTCATTCAATGCCGTGATGGATGCGTGCACGGAAAATTACGAATGTCTCGTGCTCGACAACACTGTGAAATCTAACCGGATACAAGATTGTGTGTTTTGGTATAAAGCCGCCCTTAGGAAAAACTTCAGGGTGGGCTCACCAGCCCTTTGGCGGATGAACAAGAAGCTGTACAATCCGAAATATTACGAGGCGAACGAAAAGGAGGACAAGGCTGCGGCGAAGAAACGAACGGGAGGAGTCACCGTGACGAAACGTTCGTGATGCGTCCTCAGACGATATAAAAAACCAGAGCTAGAACCAGAAGATGTCGACGGATATTAGTGCAGTCAATCTCGCGGACGACGGTTCGTCGTACGTCCCACTCTCCCAACCAGCGCCACCACCCCCACCACCTCAGCAACAAGACGAACGCGCCTCCACCACGGCGTTCGTCTCGCAGGAAAAAAATATTGCCATCCAGCAGAATACTACGAAGATGGACAGCACCCCGATCGCTGACGTGATGGACATGGGCGCCGGGATGGGCGCCGGTGGCGAATACGCCTCCATGGAACCGCCGATGATGGCCGACCAAGGTGGACGAATGCAGTCCCTTATGCACCAAGCCCCGCAACACGCGATGGGTCCGCAGATGATGCCCGCCCAACAGCAACAAGCAGCCCCGGCGTCGAAGAATCCGATGAATCTCACGGACGATCAAATGATCGCCCTTTTGGCCGGCGTGTGCGCGACCATCGCCGTGAGCAAGGGCGTGCAAGAGAAGATGGCGACATCTATTCCCAAGTTCCTCACAGAACAGGGCGGTCGCTCCACGGTCGGCGTCGTCTCCACCGGTCTCTTCGCCGCGGTGTGCTTCTATTTCCTTAAGAACTACGTCGTCAAGGCGTGAATGTAAAATGCACCCACCCCACGGACTCGCTTAAAGTTTTCCAATGAAAGCTTTCCATGGCTGACAGTACGTGTGATGTGTGTTGTGAACCCCACAACAAAACCTTTCGCGTCCCGGTGAAATGCGGGTTCTGCGATCTGCTCACGTGTCGCAAATGTGCGCAGACGTACTTGCTCTCGATCATGGCCGATTCCCAGTGCATGGGGTGCCACCACGCGTGGGATCGAGAGTTTGTCGACTCGTGGTGCAGCAAAGCGTTCCGATCGACCGAGTACAGGAAGCACCGGGAGACCGTTCTGTTCGAGCGCGAGAAGGCTCGTCTCGGAGAGACCCAACTCGACATCGAGAACATGAACAGGATTAACAAACTCCTCGAGGGTCTGTACGAAAAGCAAGATCTACTGTTCGAACTCTACGCCCAGTACAACATACTCCACGTTCCACACTTTAGACGGGTGCAGCTCATAGAGACCGAGTTCGCCAACACCCCACTCGGGGAAGTCTTCAGGGACGTCGGGGAAACCTTGGACGAGATCAGACGCCTTCGGAGAGACGGACCAGACCTCACCAAGACCGACCAGTTCACCCACCCGTGCCCAGCGAGCGAGTGCAAGGGCCAACTGAACGACGACTGGTTCTGCACCCTGTGTTCGACGCAGTACTGCGACAAGTGCATGGGCTTGGCGAGCGATGATCACGAGTGCGACCCAGAGAACGTGAAGACGATGGCCCTCCTGAACAAGGAGACTCGACCGTGTCCGGGGTGTGGGTGGCGCGTGCAGCGCACGGAGGGGTGCTCGCAGATGTGGTGCACCAACCCGTCGTGTCACACCGCGTGGGACTGGCGCACGGGGGCGGTGGATAGGACTGGTCGCATCCACAACCCACACTTCATCGCCTTCAAGAACGCGGGCGGGCAGACGCGATCGAGGGAACACGGGGACATACC